GGTAATTTTCTGATGATTTTATAAGGATTTCAAAATGAGAAAAAAGAAACAACCAGAAGTAGTTCCAATGATGACCAGCTATGCTGCGGCGTCTGAGCAAGTGGCTATTCCTGCTCGTAGAAATTTAGCTGGGACTATTGAAAGAACAGACAGATTTACTAACATTGATCATGGTCTAGTTCCTTTTAAATATTCTAACAACGTACAAAATAAAAGTTCTCTGAATATCAGAGACGCTGTAATTTTGTGCCAGAAAGCTTATTATAATTTTTCTTCTTTTAGAAATGTAATCGATTTAATGACAGAGTTTTCTTGTAGCAAAATTTATTTCACTGGAGGAAATAAGAAAGCAAGAGACTTTTTTGACGCTTTATTTAAAAAAATTAACATTGATAATTTTGTAGATAAGTTTTTTAGAGAGTATTACAGATCTGGAAATGTTTTTATTTATAGATTTGATTATAAAGTAGGCGAAGATGATATAAATAAAATAACTCAAGTATTTGGCAGCGATATTTCAACAGCAGCCACTAAACTTCAGTTGCCATCTAAATACATGATATTGAATCCATCAGATATTCAATATGGTGGAAATATTTCTTTTGTTGGTGGTAATTATTATAAAATTCTTACAGATTACGAACTCCAAAGACTTCGCAACCCAACTACTGATGAAGATAGAGAAGTCTTAAAGAGCTTAGATCAGCAGAATAAATTAAGACTGCAAAAGAAAGTTCTATCTGGAGCAGGGGCTTATATAATGATTCCTCTTGATACAGATAGAGTTAATGCTGTTTTTTATAAGAAGCAAGATTACGAGCCATTCTCTGTTCCTATGGGTTTCCCAGTGTTGGAAGACATTAACTGGAAGCAAGAAATGAAAAAGATGGATATGGCCATCACTCGCACAACACAGCAAGCCGTATTGTTAATTACAATGGGCAGCGAGATGAAAAATGGAACTCTCAATATTAATCAAAAAAATATTGAAGCCATGCAAACTCTGTTCCAGAACCAATCAGTAGGAAAAGTTCTTGTTTCTGATTTTACTACGAAAGCTGAATTCGTTATTCCTGATATAGCAGGCATTCTTGACCCTAGGAAATATGAAGTAGTAAATACAGACATTCGAGAAGGCTTAAATAACATACTTATTGGTGATGAGAAGTTCTCAGCTACTAGTATTAAAGTAAATATTTTCTTCCAAAGATTAGAGCAAGGAAGACAAGCTTTCTTAAATGACTTTTTGGCTCCAGAAATAAAAAGACTTTGCAAGGATTTAGGTTTTAAAAATTTTCCAACTCCTCACTTTGAAGAAATTGATATTAGAGAAGCTTCTGTATGGAATAGAGTTTCGGCTCAGTTAGCTCAATTAGGAATCTTAACTCCTGAAGAGTGTGTCCAAGCTATCCAAACAGGAAGACTGCCAGAGCCAGATGAGTCTTTAGAATCTCAGAACAAATTCAAAGGATACAAAGAAGATGGTTTGTACGCTCCTATTGCTGCTGGTGGTGGAGCTGGAGCTATGGGAACTGGAAGGCCTCCAGGAGCTAAAGCGCCTCAAACAACTAAAAATACTTCCCCTCAAGGAGCAAATAAAAAAGCGCCAGCTATAGCTTCTTATTCTGTTAAAGGAATATCTCAAGCTTTTAAAGATTACGAAGGCTTAAATGCTGAAATAGAAGACTTTCTTAAAAAGAAACACAAGAAGAAATCTCTTAACGAAGATCAAAAAATAGTAGCTGAATCAATAGCAAAAGCAATCTTCATGAATGAAGGAAAGCAGTCTTGGTCATCTTGTATAAAATCTTATTTAGATGGAGAAACTAAACAAAATATAGAAAGAATAGAAGAATTAACTAATATATCACAAGAACATTGTATCGATCTATTTTCTGCGGCTATATTGAATTATAGTCAAAATAGTCAATAATTTGTGTAATATAATAAGATAATGCAAAAAGAGCTGCAAATCGAAGGAGTCGCGATTGCTAATAAATCAGAGAAAACAGATTTTTATCTGGATTTTTCTCTGAAATTAATGTCTGTGCTGAAAAATAAGGTTCACAAATATAACGAAAATAATACTAAGAAAACTACTGTAAATCAATTAATAGAAATATACTCCGACGCAGCTTCTTCTTACGTTAAAGACGAGTCGATTGATATAAATACTTATTCAATGGCTAAGGTTAATCATTTTTTAGATGGGAGCAAGGCAGAAATTAGCGTGGAAAAAGCTAAGGAAGATTTAAAGAAATCTGGACTAGAGTTTGATTTTGGCAATTTGAATAATTTATATATTGCTTCCCCAAAAGATAAATGCAATAAATGGTACGAAATTTAATTATGAGTTTTAAATATATTACAACATTTAGTTCTGTTCTAAAACCATTAGTTTCAGAAGAGAAAGACAAGTATTTAGCATTAGCTTCTTTGATGCAAGTTGGTAATTTTATTCCAAATGTTGACACAGAGAAGAATGTAGATTTGCTTCCTGTTGCATTTAATGCTGCTGTTGTAAATAGAGTAAATAAGAACGGTGATGTTATTGACACTTCTACTGCTCTTGCATCTTATAAAGATTTTATAAATAAGCCAATCAACCTAGAGCATAATAGAGAAAGAATTGTTGGTGTTATTTTAACCGCTGGGTTTAGTGAGTTCGGATCAGACGTTCCTCTTACGGAAGATCAAGTAAAAGATCTAAAGGGTCCATACAATATTACTCTTGGCGGAGTTATTTGGAAAATAGCCAATCCTAATTTGGCTACGATGATAGAAGACTCAAGCGATTCAACTAGCGCTAATTATCAAAAGATTAGTGCCAGTTGGGAGCTAGGTTTTAATGAATACAATTTGGTAGTCATTGAAGGAGATTCTAAAAATATAGAAGATGGGTCAGAAATTTCTGACGCAAGTCAAATCGAAACACTAAAATCTAATCTTAGAACATTTGGCGGTTCAGGAAAGATAGATAAGAGCAAATCGCTATATAGAAAAGTAATGGGCAATGTTGTTCCTCTTGGAATTGGTCTCACAGAGACTCCTGCCGCTGACGTAAAAGGAGTTGCTACTGTCAGAATAGAAGAAAAACAACAGCCTGACGAAGAAAATATTTCCAAAATAGAAAATTTAGATGTAAATACTCTTATAGATAATAAAGCTATGAAAATTACCAGCATCAAAGATATTAATGATGAGAATTTGAAGCAAGCTACTGCTTCCCAAATTTCTGATCTTATCGAACAAGAGCTTAAGACAGCCTCCGAGAAATTCGCTGCCGAAAAAGCTACTGTTGAGTCACAATTGAAGTCTACCAAGGAAAGCTTGGACACTCTAGTTGCTAACCAAGACACTCTACAAAAAGAAATCTCTGCTCTTAAGGAGGCTCTTTCTGCTGTTGAAGCTGAAAAGCAAAAGATCATAGCTTCTGAGAAGTTCAATGAGAGAATGAGTGCTTTTGATGCTGAATACGAGCTAGATTCTGAAACAAGACAAATTTTGGCTAATGAAATAGCTGATATGGATGATTCTGCTTTTGCCGCTTTCAAGGGCAAGATGGCTGTATTCATGAAGAATAAGAAGAAGGGCGAGAAGAAGCAAGAAGAGGCCAAAGAAGAGGCTAAGGCTTCTGTCGCTCAAGTTGTAGAAGAGGTCGCTGATAAGGCTGAAAAGCAAGTTGTTGATATTCCAATGACTTCTTCAGCTTCTCAAGCTTCTCTTTTCGAGAAATATAAACAAGCTTTTGACTACGATGGTTTCGTAGTCGGATAATAACAAAAAAATAAGGAAAAAATATGGCTTATAAACTAAGACCTTTTAGAGATTATGATGAGCATGATGTATTGAATCTGTTCTCATACGACACAACCGGTTTATCCGCTGGATCAATCAACATTACCAAGGGAACCTTGGTTAAGATTGCTACTGGATGGAAAAACTATGATTCAGGCGTTGAGCTTGGCGGTGGACTAGAGTTCATTGGCGGAGCTGGTACGCTACAACCCGCCAACGTTGTTTCTCAACGTTATGGAGTAACCGCTAAAGTTGTTTATTCCAATACTGGCGAGACTCCAATCGGAATGACTCTTTTTGATGTAAGAGATGCCGATGAGAATGGCGAGCTACTCAAGTATTACCCTCGTAAAGCTGCTGAAATGCAAGCTGTAATTCCTGGACAAGCTGTTCCAGTTGTTACTCGCGGCATCTTCCTAGTTCAAGGCGTTCTTGGAACCCCTGCTGCTGGTGGAGTTGCTTACGCTGGTGGAACTGGACAAATATCTTCCTCCACTGGAAGCGCTGGCATTGCTAACGTTGCTATCGGCAGATTCCTCGGAGCTGCTGATGTTAATGGCGAAACCCTCGTTAAATTGGCTCTATAATATAAAGGAAAATTAACATGAGAATTAAACTTAAAAACACACCTGAGCAAGTAGAGCTAATCAAAGCCCTTGGCTCTAAAAACAGATTGGTCGCTGCTGAGGCTTCTGAAGCTTTCGCCGCTTTCCTCGGACCTGTTATTCAAAGAGTAATTTTGCAAGCTGGAACAGCTTCTCAAATCTACACAGACGCTCCATTCGATGAGAATGACTCACCAAGCTATCCTCTAGACTTGTATTACAATGAGTTGAACAACGGATACGTTAGCGTTTGGTCACAAACTCTTGCTGGTGGATTGCCTTCAGCTCAAGACGTTTCTGCCGTTCAAGAAGTTAAGATTGCTACCTATCGTTTAGATAGCGCTGTTTCAATCAACAAGAGATATGCTCGTCAAGCTCGCTTGGACATTATCGCCAAGTTGGTTGAACGTATGTCTCAAGAAGTTCTTGTTAAGCAAGAGCGTAATGCTTGGGCCGTATTGCTCAAAGCTCTAGGCGAAGCTTCTACAACTCCTCAAGGTGGAACCGCTCTTAAGCACTACATTGAGGCTGGCACCGCAGGACAATTTAAGCTCGATGACCTCAACAAGCTCATGACTCGCGTCAAGAGAATCAATGAGTCTTGGGCTGGTGGTACTCCTGCTGATCCATACAGCACTGGTTTGACTGATCTTTACGTCTCTCCTGAGATTAAAGAGAAGATTCGCGCTTTTGCTTATAACCCACTAAACACAGTTGGCGGAGTAAGAACTGTTGGTGGCGGAACAGCTACAAGCACTGAGTCTGCAATCGCTCTTCCTGATGGAATGAGAGAAGAGATCTACCGCAACGCTGGTATGCAAGAGATCTATGGTGTAAATATCGTTGAGTTGATTGAGCTTGGTCTTTCCAAGAAGTACAACTTCCTCTTTGATAATTATATCACCAACATGCCAAGCTCCACTGCATTTAATCCTGATACTTATCAAATCCTTGTTGGTGTTGATAATACTAAGGGAGCTCTAATCCGCCCAGTTGCTACTACTTCCGAGACTGGAAGCCAATTCAACGTCCAACCTGACGACCAATTCTTGCAAAGAAGCGACAAGGCTGGATTCTATGGCTCTATGGAAGAGGGACGCATCTGTATCGATGCCCGTGCTCTTTCTGGTATCATTGTCTAATAGATTCGGTTCTAACAAAACCCGCTGGGGAAACCCGGCGGGTTTTTTATTTGATTTATTTGTTTTTATTGTTATAATTTATTATGAGCAAGAAGAAGACTAAGCTACAAAATTTATCTCAAATTGATGCCAAAGAAGAAAAGGGTAGGCCAACTACGCTAGATCAAATTTGGGGAGATAGCGGATTAGATAAGTATGGCACAATGAATTTTGAAGAGTATAAAACTCGTATCAATTCAATGAATAGAACAGATATTCAAACTCATGCCATGCAGATTGGAATTTTGCCAACAGATAATCATCAAATGTTGATTGCTAGATTAGAGAGAGAATTTTTGAGACATATTGGATCTTATTCTGCTCCAGCAGACGCTAAACAAAAAAATACTAAAGTATCCAAAGAAGTACAGAAGATATTAGCGGAAGGAAGGTAATCTTGTGTAATTCTAATTAATGGCTAATCTAATTAGGCTAAAACAGATAGATAAGCCTGAACTATCTGGTTACATTATAGATGTTACTGATGGAGAATATTATCCAGCAAGCAATCCTTCTGGATACATTTCTTCCGTAGCTTCTGATCCTGCTTTTATAACTTTAAGCGGGAATTTAGTTTCCACTGGATACAATTTAAATGCTCAAGATTTAGCCATTAGCGGCGCTCTTACTTCTTTAGTCAATGCTACTGGAGTAGACCTTCAAAATAAAATAAATTCTTTAAGCGGAGTAGTAATCAATACTATATCTGATCTTAATACTGTATCTGGATTAGCCAACACAGCAATTTATTTAACAACTGGATTAGAGTACGAAACCAGTGGAGTCATTAGCGGGCAAGTAGCAATTCTTAACTCTACAATTACTGGTACAAGCGGAGTATTAGACACTACTATTTCAAATGTAAGTGGAAATTTAAATTCTAGAATTTCAGTTTTAGAAACTAATTTTGCTACAACAGGAAGCAATTTTTTAGATTTAAATTCTAATGGACAAGTTGTACAAGGATCAAAAACATTTAATAATACAGCATCCTTTAAGTTAATTAATATAATTCCATTTGAAGGAAATTACTCAAATCCTGGAGGCCAAAATCAACTAATATTTAGTCAGTTCGTCGAAGATTATTCTTTTGCAGCTAGTGGGTATGGTATGGCTACTGGAGATTTGTTCGTAACTAAAATAATGCAGCAAAATAATACAGAATGCATTATATCTTCAATTATCTTCACAGGATCTTACTAAAAAATGAAAACGGAATATGGATCAATAGATGCCGCAGCGAATTCTTGTGTTTTATTGTATGATTTTTTTGGTAATTCATACGCTGGGGAACCGACTCTAAATTTATTTACGCAAGCAATCGGTGCAACAGTGTTTTCTGGGGTTTATAGAAGCAGTGTTGATGATTGTGGAGTCGATGGAACAATAGTTTATTTAGACGCAGATAAGCCTGTTAATTTTCCTCCCGGCCCAGCTCTTGTTACTGGTTATTTAGATTTCACTCAAACTGGAGGAGGAGGCACTCCTCCCGCAGATAACTTTTATATTATAAATATTAGTGGAAATAAAAATTACACAATTTGCGGCGCATCATCTGTAGTTAATAGCTTGGGCTTGTTTACTGGTTTTTATGATGGTTTCACAATTACTCCAGCCGCTACTGGAAGAGCATTCTATAAGTTAGATTATACAGATAATTTAAATGGTCAAGGTAATTTTTTTACTAATGCTACTGGAAATTATCAGCCAACAGATTCGATATATAAATATAACTTTACTGGAAGCCAAAAAGAAACAACGTCATTAAGAAACAAGCATGGGTTTCAAATAAAAATAAATAAAGGAGACACATATACTACTTCTGTTGAAGTTTTTGTTTCACCTGACCACCCAAGAACAGGGTTGTTGCCTGTTATAAGTCTTACTCCAGCGTCTACTGGATCATTTGCAATTTTAACTGGTAGCTATGATTTCGAGAGAAAAGGAAGTTGGCAAAGAGTAAGCGAAAAAATATTTTTACCAAGTTCTACCAGCGTTGCTACGGCAAATGCAACTTATTATGAAGTATCTGTAAAACAAAAAACAGTTGCTCATCCTTACTACAACTCTGGATCTTCTCAGGGATTTGTTGTGGGAAATACAGAAGGCCAAATTCTTAGCTTATACAGAGGAACGACTTACGTATTTGTCCAATCTAACTCTTCTAATTCTAGCGATGAGTTTTACATCTCTACAAACGCTTCTTCTGGAGGAGGATCAAATGCTTATACCAATGGTTTCTCTTATTATGGAAATGAAGGTTTTGATGGTTATGGGGTTTTTACAGTGCCATCTAATGCTCCAGCAATATTGTATTATAATTCTCAAAAACAAGGCTCTTCTTATGTAGGAGGGAAAATAAATATTTTAGGATCATCTTCTGCTGGCAATATAGGCAATGGCGGGAATGTCGGAACCTCTGGAAACTCTGGAGTGTCTGCGCCTACCTCCACATCAGATTCTTATCAAATATGTTTTGATCCAACTAGGGATGAATTTCAAACTCTACCTTTAAATGGTGGATATATTCTTTATAAAAATATGCAAGTGGAAAAGAATAAGCCTATGTTTAAGGGCGTAATTCATTCTACAAAATTCACATCAACTTCAAGAAGCGAGTATTCATCATTAGTAGATTTAACTGGCGGAAATAATAATTCAAATTTAGTTAATGCCATGTTTGATAACAACTCTAATCTTCTTTTTGGTAACAGGCCAAATTTGCAAGATGGAGGATTAGTAGATATTAATTTAAAATACAATAGATCTAAATTATTTTCTATTGGAAGCGATGCTACTCAAACTTATGATTTTTGGTTTACTCAAACTAGAGCTTCTTATCAAAGGGCTCATTTATTTGCAAGATCTAATGCTGTTGCTGGCGATTACTTTCTAGAAAATCAAGGCTATCCTCAGTTAATTTATATTCAAGACAAGAGGGTGTATTTTAGCTTTACTTCTCCAAGTAATGAAATTTTATCTGGGTATTCAGAACAATTAATTGAATTAAATAATTTATACAATGTAACTATTTCTATTAATACCTATCTAGGCGATGGCTCCAAGGTGGATATTTATGTAAATGGAGCAAAAGCATTTGTTACAATAATATCTATTTTAGATGCACCAAATAATTTTTCGTTTAATAACATAAGATCATCTACTGGTAACATTGGATTATCTGGAAATACTGGATTTCAAAATACTAACACTAACTTTTACTGCATATCTGCTTACGACTCTAATGGAGAATCTAAAGCTTCCTCTGCAATCTCTGCCGTATCTGATCCATTAAAAAAATCAATTCAATTATCTTGGGCAGCAGTAAATAATGCAGTAGGTTATTACATATACAGATCTAGTTCTCCTATTTTTGGCGCTTCTTCTTTACTTGCAGATATTAATAGCAAAACTATTCTTAATTATACAGATGAAAACTTTCAATTAAGACCTGGCTTTCCTAAATCGACAGCAAAGTATATCTACAATTATAATAAGAATGTAAATTCTCTTGTAGATAGCTCTTCTGCAAGAACTTGCTTTGGAAATTATCCATTAAGCTCTCTTAGCCTTAATCATTTTGAAGGCTACATTTATAGAGCAGGAATATACAAGGTAAAATTAACAGAACAACAAGTTTATAGAAATTATAATTCTTTTTTATATAAATATATATCGCAAGATCCTGCTGTTATAGGCGCTTATGCAAAACAAAGAAGTGTAATATTCAAAAGGGTAAGGCAATAAAATATGGCTATTACAAGATACGCTGGAGATAGATTTTATGGATTAGATTCAGAAAAAAATGCTCTAATTCTTCAAGTGATGGATGGCGCTCAGTATATAGCGTCAGACACTCGCATTTCTTATACAAAAATTAATGGAGCATGGTTAAGAGATGCTGGTATTTATTCTTCTGGAATAGGCATTTCTGGAAGACTAACAAAATTTATAAGCCAAGACGAGATAACAAACACAGATTCTCCAGTTTGGGAATCAGGAGCAAATATTGGTTTTGGAATTCCAGCTCCTAAAGAATTTATAGATGTTAGCGGCAATGCTTTAATTAGAGGGCAAATAATAGAAGGGGTATCTTTTCAATCAGTAGGATCTGCCGTAGGAACTGGGTTATATTTAAATTTAGATAGCGGAAATGTTCATGTTATTAATATTACCGGTAATATTACTGGAGTTAGATTTAATAATCCATCAGAAGGATATTGCACGGCTTTTACTTTGCAGATCAACCAAAGTGGAGTAGGGTCGAATACTCTATCTTGGGCTGGGCCAGTAATCAAATGGGCAGGAGGAAGCTCGCAAGCTCCGGCCATTACAGCAACAAGCGGTAGAACAGATACTTTTGGATTCATAACAACAGATGGTGGATATAGTTATTTTGGTTTTATAGTGGCTCAAAATTCTTACGTTTAATTATGTATTTAAATTTTGTAAATGATCAAATAGTAGGAAAACCTCAGCCATTGCCAAATTGCTACGAGTGTATTTCTAATTTTGATTGTTTAGAAAAGAATGATCCACAAGCTCTTAAAGACTTATCGAAATATGGATTAGCTGGGCACAAGTGGCTTTTTGTCAAAGACATAAGTGAACCAGTAAATCATTTATTTTATGAGAAGCTTAATTTTGATTTATTTTCTTTCAAAATAATAGGAGATATAGTATATATAAAATATCAAAAAATAAAACTATTAAAAGAAGATCTAATAAATAAACTCAGAGAAGATAGAAATAAAATCCTTGCTTCCACAGACTGGACTCAATTACCTGATATAAAACTGCCAGAATACGATAGAGAAAGATATTTAAAATATCGCCAAAGTCTAAGAGATTTACCAAATAAATATTTACTTTCTGGCAAAATAGAATGGCCTACACTATAATATGAGATCATCTCTTTTAACAAGAATGATTAGGCCAAATGTTGCGCCAAGCGTAACTCCTAGTGTTACTCCCAGTATTACTCCGAGTATAACTGCTTCTGTTACTCCAACTCGAAGCATAACTCCTAGCGTCACTCCTAGCGTTTCGATTACTCCAACGCAAAGCGTAACTCCTAGCGTAACACCAACTAGAAGCGTTACTCCAACACAGAGCGTAACACCAAGCGTTTCAGTTACTCCTAGCGTTACTCCAACACAAAGCGAAACCCCAACTCAGAGCGTAACACCAACGCAGAGCGTCACTCCAACGCAGAGCGTCACTCCAACACAAAGCGTAACCCCAACTCAGAGCGTAACTCCTAGCATAACACCAACTAGAAGCGTAACCCCAACGCAGAGCGTAACTCCTAGCATAACACCAACTAGAAGCGTA